TGGCATCCCGCTCCTTGACATCACTGGCGGCGACTTCCGCACCGTGTTGTCAGCAGGGCTGGCGTCAGGCTTGGCGGTCATCGTCAAGGCGCTTGACCCAAGCCAGACTGACTACGGAATCAACGGAAAGAAGTAAGTCTTGACAACGGCGTGAGCCGTCGTCAGGATCGCTTCAGCGGGTCGTAGCCGATCCGCAGTAGGGGGAGGTTCAATGGGTGGCATAGACGAGTTTCTGGAGCTGCAGAGCGTGACCAAAGGTCCGCGCTGCGGCTACCAGTTGCTTGACATCTCGGACTCTGATCGCAAGGCGCTAGACGAGGCATTGGCGGCCGCACGAATCACCGCAAGGGCAATCCAGAAATGGTGCGAACTTCGGGGTCAGAAGTGGGCTGACTACAACATCCAGCGACATAGGAGAGGAGACTGCAGATGTCAGAAGATCTGATCGAGTTTCTGAACGTCCAACAAGAACTGGATGCAGGCAAGAAGCCTCGCCGAGAACACGCTGAAGGCTGGGAGCCTGGCGTCGCGTGGAACGGCAAAGAGGGGACGATCACCACGAACGCTCTGCCTGCAGAGAACGCGCCTGACTGGACGACCGTCCTCCGAGTATGGGGATTGAACCCTGACCTCTTCGAGGTTGTAGAGCCAGTTCTCTTCAACGTCTGGGGCGACCCTCTTGGGACGCTGAACCGGCAATGGAAGGGCAAGGTCATTCAGAAGCGCGTCGCCGTAGACGGCGATGTTGCGACGCTGATCAGCGAGATCAAGAAGTTCAAGCCACGCAAGCCCATCGTCAAAGATGTCGGCTCGGCAATGGTGGTCGCACTCTCGGACTTTCAGATGGGCAAGGGCGAAGGTGGCGGCTCCGCTGGCATCGTGTCGCGCTTCCTTGCTGGGATCGGTGAGGTGGAACATCGCTGGAAGGAACTCGTCAAGACAGGACGGCCGCTGGACAAGATGGTCGTCGTCGGACTTGGCGACTTAGTGGAATCCTGCTCTGGTCACTACGCGATGCAGGCGTTCCAGGCTGACTTAGATCGACGCGAGCAGGTGACTGTTCTGCGCCGCATCTTGGTCAAGGCGTTGATGCACTGGGCGACCTTCGCCCCGCAGATCATCGTCGCAGCGGTGCCGGGCAACCACGGCGAGAACCGAGCGAACGGCAAGGCGTACACAACGTTCGGCGACAACGACGACGTAGCGGTGATGGAGCAGGTCGGCGAGATTATTCGCGCCAACCCAGCCTACGATCACATCGCGTTCGTCTTCCCCAAGAACGAACTGACGCTGACGCTAGATGTTCACGGCACGATCCTCGGACTAGCACACGGCCATCAAGTCAAGGGATCGGCTGAGTCGTGGTGGGGCAAGCAGGCGTTCGGGATGCAGCCAATCGGTGATGCTGACATCCTGCTCACTGGTCACTACCATCATCTTTCGGTGAAGCAGTCAGGACAGCGCACGCACTTTCAAGCGCCTGCTCTTGATGGCGGTTCACAATGGTTTACGGAGCAGGCTGGTGTCGTGGCTCCGGCTGGGCTGCTCACCTTCACGGTGAGCAGCTTCGGCTGGGATGACCTGCGAGTTCTGCCTTGCACAGCAGGAGATCCTCGGGTCTAGTGGCTCCGTTCGTCCACGACCCGCCTGAGCGCCCACCTGACGGCGCGTGCTCAGTCTGCAACGAGACGACGAGGGTTTGGAGGTTTGCCGAACAGTCGGTGAGCCTGACCCCTGGCTATACTGCGATCTTGGCGTATGCCATCTGCCGAGCGTGCATCGAGGTGATCCTGCAGCTCGTAGATGAGGACGATGACTAGGCCGCCTTCGGGCGGCTAATCTCCCCTGGCTGACCTCCTCCAGCCAGGGGAGGACCACCCCAACTTCGTGCTCAAAATAGGGGCTTGACAAGCCGTGACGTCACGCTCTACCATCGTGACATCGGGAGGAACCCAGCCAGACGGCAGGGCCGATACGAGGAGGAAACGATGATCAAGGATCTCGGCAAGTACATCGCAATGAAGAGCGTGCCAGCAAAGCACGGCCACTTCCTTCCGCGCGGCATCGTCGTACACATTCGCAAGGTCGGCGGGATGACCATCGCCGACACCGGCAGCGTCAAGGTCAAGATCACAAACCTGCAGCTTCGCCACGACTTCATCCAGTACGCACTGGCTGAGACGGTGGCCGCTGAGTCGCAGGCGGTGCGCTGATGAGCCAGACACACGGCTGGGTCAATCGCAGCGAGCGCAAGGGACACGCCGTCTTCGTAGTCGGCGACCCTACCTCGACCGAACTTCCATCGCTCATCTTTGAGCTAGGCGTTCGTCCGAAGCGCAATGAGAAGCCAGTTGCAGAACACGCGCCGATCGCGTGGAGCGAGATCGCTCGCATCTCTGCCGGCGAAACAACATTGGAGCAGTTGAAGGAGGCAGCAAAGTGAAGGCAATGATTCTGGACTCACTCGCGGTCGCATCGTTCATCGCAGCAATGGTGCTGCTCTTGGCACTGGGGTCAATGCGATGAAGCTGAACCGAAAGACGCAGCCACTGGTCTACAAGCGAGTGGCAATCAAGACCGACATCCTTGCGGACGAGCGCAGGCGCGCACAGGGCTTGATGGATCTCGCCATAGGCATCTGGGGCTTTGCGTTCGTGGTGTTCCTCTTCGCGGTGCTTGGCTAATGCCAGTGTACGAGTACCGCTGCGGCGACTGCGGACATCGGGAGGAACACACGCACTCAATCCAGAACGTCTACAACCCGCGCTGCGAAAAGTGCGGCCGCTGGATGCGGATGGTCTACACGCCAGCCGCAGTGGTCTTCACAGGCGAGGGCTGGGCAAAGAAAGATCGCGCAAAGAAGGAGGGCAAGTGAGCAAGCAATACGAGTTTGTCAAGGCAGAGCAGCGCAGTCCTGAGTGGTTCGCACTTAGAGCTGACGGCATCACCGCGACCGACGTCTCGGTCATCGCGGGGCTGAATCCGTACAAGACGCCGTATCAACTCTGGGCTGAGAAGTTGGGCAAATACACGCCAGACCCAGTGGGACCTGCAGCCGTTCGCGGCATCCTGCTGGAGAACGCAGTGGCTGAGTTCTACGAGATGGAGACTGGCCGCGAGTTGCGCCGCAGCAACGGCATTGTCCGGCTGAAGGAGATCCCGTGGGCAATGGCATCGCTCGACCGCACCATCGTCGGCGAGGACGGCTTGGTGGAGATCAAGACCAGCACCTCACCGCGCTGGAGCCTGCACCCAGTCCCGCCAGAGGTGGTGGCTCAGGTGCAGTGGCAGATGTTTGTGACGGTTGCGCCGTGGTGCGACATCGCGGTCCTGCTCGGCGGTCTCGTCTTCCGCATCGAGCGGGTCGAGGCTGACGTGAACTATCAGACGCAGCTCTACGCGAAGGCAGTGGAGTTCCGCAACGCACTTGCAACCCAGACGCCGCCAACCTTGCAGGGCGAGGACAGCGACGCGCTGGCGCAGGTCGTACCGCAGACCAGCGAGGAATACGCGCAGGCTGACACCTCGCTTGACCGGCTGGCTGGGCTTTACGCGGAGAAGCAGTACGAGTCAAAGTTGCTGGACCAAGAACTCCAGAACCTCGCCATCGGTCTCAAGGAGTCCATCGGCGAGAAGGTCGGCATCGTTGGTCAAGGGTGGTCAGCCACCTGGAAGCAGAACAAGGCGTCGGTCAAGACGGACTGGGAGAAAGTTGCAGAGACTCTGCAAGCAGTCGCGCCAGACACCTACGCCGAAGCGGTCAAGCGCCTCACCCAAGAGAAAGCAGGCGCACGAGTGTTCAGGTTTAGAACAGAGGAGGTGGACAAGTGAGCAAGATCGCAGCAGCACTAGCAGCACCATTCGAGGAGAAGGATCTGAAGCATCGTCCTGGGCGCGCTGGGATGACCTTCACCTACGCCGACGCTCGTGCAGTCGCTCAGCGGCTGGATGACGTGCTCGGCATTGAGGGCTGGCAGTTTGAGGTCAAGGTGGCCGACCCAATCCGTGGCGTCGTTCACGGCTCGTTGGCACTGGTGGTCGAGGGGAAGACGACGATCCGGCAGGACTTCGGCTACCCGAACTCTGCTCAGGATGACGAGCCGCTCAAGTCCGCAGCTTCTGACGCGCTCCGCAGGTGCGCTGCTCAGGTTGGAGTGGGCAGGAGCCTTTATTCGCCAGACAAGGGTGTCCAAGTACCACCTCGTGGGGTTGCGCCCCGCTCCGTGGCTCCTACAGGGGTCTCCGTTGATTCTACGAGGGCATCTGACGATGACATCCTTGCAGCAAAGGCTGCAATGATCTTCGCCGCTTCGGTGGACGATGACCGCTGCTCTCACGGCGAGTCCTGGACGCTGAAGCCAGCAGGCATCAGCAAGGTCAGCGGCAAGCCTTACGAAGCGTTCTGGGCGGCGAGCCACAAGGCCCCAGACGGCTCGTATTGCCGAGAGAAGCCGAGTGCCAAGTTCCTGAACGCCAAGAAGTCTGCGGACTCAGGACCGAAGCTCGTGCCAGAGGATTCGCTTGAAGAGTTGCCGTTCTAACGGCTGAGGAAGAGGAGGACGAAATGAAAAGAGGACGAAGTTGGGTAGCCACGGACGTGAACTACTTTGATCACCCAGTGATCCAGTCGCTCACTGATACACAGAAGGTGGCGCACCAGAAGTGCATTCACAAGGCTAAGTCGTTGCGGAATGGCGGTGAGTTCGCAAGCCGCCACTATCTGGCGGTCATTCTGACCCCATCGTATGCAAGGGCGATTCCGCGCCTGATGGCAGAGGGGCTGCTGATCGAGACCAGCGATGGCCGCATCATCGTCAAGAACTACGATGAATGGCAAGTGGACGGGACTTCGGCTGAACGTCAGCGTAGGCGTCGTGCGAAAATCGCGGCTGAGTCACGCGAAAGTCACTCCGTATACAGAAACAGACAGGATACAGAGACAGAAAAGGACACTCTTACTAATCGCGGCGGGATGTTATCTGTTGGAGAGATCTATGCGAGAGGAGGAGCAAAATGACGGAGCAAGAGCTACTAGATCACCTGAAGAGCACGAGCGTGCCACACCTTGAGCGGATGGAGTATGGCTTCAGCCATTGGGACTGCACGGCGTGGTACGGACTTCCCTTTGCACGAGTGGACTTCATCTTGGAGTTGAAGTGCCGAGAGGCGCACTACCCAGAGATGCTCATTGAGCAGGCGAAGTACGACTGGCTCATCGAGGAGGCGGGGAAGCGGTCAGCGCGACCTGCGTACATCAACAGCACGCCAGCGGGCATCTTCGCCTGGGACCTGTACCGCGTCAAGGAGCCGAACTGGGAACCTCGCCTGATGCCAGCGACGACGCAGTTTGAGAACACGGAGGAGATCGTCAAGGTGGTCGGCTTCCTGCCAGTCGTAGAGGCGATGAGGCTTCCGTGAGGTCGTTGGCGATTCTTGGGCCGCAAGGGAGCGGCAAGTCAACCATCGCGTCGCTCTTCGTGGAGCATCGTGAGTACCGTCGGCACGGCATTGCGGATGCCATCAAGCACATTGCTGCGATGGCGTACAACGACCTCGGCAAGAGCGAGATGATCACCGTCAGCCGCAACTTCGGCGACAGCACCTTGACCGGCAGGGAACTGCTGCAAGACATTGGTGCGGCGATGCGAGGCGTTGACACGCACTTCTGGCTGCGGGTCTGGCGCAAGGACTACTTTGAGCTGAAGCGCATCGGCTTTGGCGTCGTGGTGGATGACGTGCGGCTGGATGCCGAGGTGCAGTACCTCCGCGCCATTGACCCAGACATCTTTATCGTTCGTCTGACAGCCTCGGAGGAGGTCAGGCGCGAGAGGGTGGGCGGCAACCTGTACGGAGCCGCTGACATCACGGAAAGGGGCTGGACAGACAGCAGGGCAGACCTTACGGTTGACACATCAGAGATCTCAACCGAAGAGGCGTATCGTCAGATCACTGATGCGATGGAGGAGGTTGTATGAACGAGCTTGAGGTGCTGGCCGCACAGGTCGGCTATCGAGTCCAAGACTGCCTTCAGATTG